GAAATTAGTAATATCTGTGGATATGTATTAGAACTTGGTCCAGATGCTTATGCTGATAAAAATAGATTCCCAACAGGTCCTTATTGTAAAAAAGGTGATTGGGTAGTTTTTCGTGCTTACTCAGGCACTAGAATGAAAATGTATGGACAAGAGTTTCGTTTAATAAATGATGATACTGTGGAAGCAGTTGTTGAAGACCCTACAGGAGTAGTTAGAGCATGAGTGACCAAGTAGTAGAAGAAAAAATTGAAACAGAATTTCAACCTGATGCATCAGGTGATTTAAAACCACAAACATCTGAAGAGAAATTTTTTGGTGTTAAAACAGAAATTAAACAACCTAGTGCAGAAGAAAATCTACAAGTTGAAATTGTAGATGATACTCCTGAAGAGGATAGAAGACCTCCTAAACAAGAAACTGAAGAAGTTAATGTTGATGACGATACTATAGATAAAGAAATAACTGAGTATAGTAAACGTGCAGGTGATCGTATAAATAAAATTAAATACGAATATCATGAAGAACGCAGAGCTAAAGAATCTGCTGAAAGACAAGCAAAAGAAGCAGCATCAAGATTGCAAGACCTTATGACTGAAAACCAAAGGCTACAAGCTATGGTTAATCAAGGTGGTGAAGTTCTTAATAAGCAAGCACATAATAATGCGTTATGGGCAAAACAAAATGCACAAGTTAAATATAAAAAAGCATATGAAGAAGGTGATGCTGATGCTATGGCAGTAGCACAAGAAGAATTATCTAAGGCAGTGTTAGCAGAACAAAATGCAGGTAGATATGCACAAGCTGTTCAACAACAATTTGCTGAAGAATATAAAGCACCTATACAAGAACAACAAATTCAACAACCAGAGTTAGACCCAGAAATGCAAGCATGGTCTCAAAAAAACCCTTGGTTTATGAACAATAATGATCCAAAACACGCAGAGATGACATCTTATTCTCTAACTGTAGATCAAAGATTACGCAATCAAGGCATTAGACCTGAAGATAATTCTGCAAAGTATTATGAAGAAGTTGATAATGCAATGCGTAGAGAATATCCAGAATTTTTTGGTGTTCAATCTGAAACAGAAGTTTTAGAAGAAACACAAAATAAACAACCTTCAAACGTTGTTGCACCAGTAACGAGAGCCACTGGTGGAAATACAAAGCCTCGCAATATACGATTGACTCAGACACAAGTTAAACTAGCACGTCAACTTGGAATTAGTCCAGAGCAATACGCAAAACAATTACTAAAGGAGTCTTAAATGTCAGACGAAAATAACCTTAATCCAGAAGTAGAAGAAACTTCTGAGCAAGTGCGTACCCCGAGGGGATCAGAAGATCGAGAGATCACCCAACGAACTGAAAGTTGGGAGAACCCATCAAACTTACCAAGTCCTAATCCTCAAGAAGGTTGGGTCTTCAGGTGGATAAGAACAAGTTTATTAGGTAATACTGATAATCCTAATGTTTCTAAAAAATTCAGAGAAGGTTGGATACCCTGTAGGGCAGAAGATCATCCTGAATTACATATTCACATGATGGACCATAAATCTGAATGGGCAGAAAAAGGAAATGTAGAGGTTGGTGGACAACTGTTATGCAAGATGCCATCTGAAAAGGCGAAAGCCCGTGACGAACACTTTCAAAAGTTAGCTCGTAACCAAATGGAATCTGTTGATAACGTATATTTTAAGGATCAAGATTCTAGAATGGCTACCAAACAAGTTTTTGAACGAAAATCTCAAACAACTTTTGGTAAAAAATCCTAGTTTCTTGAATTTGTAATTTAAAAAACAGGAGAAATTATGGCTAGTTCAGCTACACCTATGGGTGCTAGACCTGTTGGTTCATTAGTATCTTGTGCATATAATGCGAAAATCACTCATTACAAAATTAAAAATAATTTTGGTACATCCATTTTTTATGGAGATTTTGTAAAATGGGCAGACGATAATCCTAATACCACTATTCAAAAGGATACTGGTACTACTTCGTTAACCCCTATCGGTGTTTTCCTTGGTTGTGCATATACTGATCCAACATCAGGTCAATTCACCACAAATCAATATTATCCAGCATCAACTGCTGCTGACGATATTGTTGCGTATGTTGCCTCTGATCCATTCTTAGTAATGCAGATGCAATCAGATGAAACTCTTGGTCAAGATGATTTGGGCAAGAATGTTGCAGTCGTACAAACTGCTGGGTCAACTTCAATTGGCACAAGCAGAAATGCGATTGATGGAAGTACAGCAAATACTACCAATACACTACCATTAAAGATTATCGACTTTGTTGATGGTCCAGATAGTGCTATTGATGATAGTTTTACTGACGTTTTGGTGATGTTCAACGTTGGACATCAGTTACTTAATACCACAGGTATAGGCTAATAGGAGAATATTATGGCAGCTATTTCAAGAGCTAATGAGCTTAAACAACTCCTTCCAGGTCTTAACGCACTGTTTGGAGATGAGTACAACAATTACGAGAATGAGCATGAGCAAATCTATGTAACTGAGAATTCTGAAAGATCATTTGAAGAAGAACTCAAGTTATCAGGTTTCGCTGCTGCTCCAGTAAAAGATGAAGGTGCTTCTATATCATTTGATACAGCACAAGAATCTTTTGTTGCTCGTTATACACACGAAACTATTGCTTTAGGTTTCTCAGTTACTGAGGAAGCTATGGAAGATAATCTTTATGTGAGTTTATCTGCTAGATATACTAAAGCACTAGCTAGAGCAATGGCTTACACTAAACAAGTGAAAGCAGCAGCACCATTGAATAATGGGTTTACAAACAGTTTCCAATCTGGAGACGGAGTAAACTTATTTACAGCAGATGGTGATGGAGTTACAGGAGGAGACGGACATCCTCTAGTATCTGGTGGCAAAAACTCTAACAGACCTTCCACAGGTGCTGACTTGAATGAAACATCTCTAGAAGATGCAGTAATTCAAATAAGCAAGTGGACCGATGAAAGAGGTTTAAAAATTGCAGCTAGACCTAGAAAGTTGATCGTTCCTACTGATCTTCAATTCGTGGCTACTCGTCTTCTAGAAAGTGAGTACAGAGTTGGAACTGCTGACAATGACATTAATGCAGTCAGAAGCAATGGTGTGATTCCAGAAGGCTATTCAGTTAATCATTATTTAACTGATACTAATGCTTTCTTTATCATTACTGATGTGCCTGATGGCATGAAGCATTTTGTCAGAAGTCCAATGACTACAAGCATGGACGGAGACTTTGATACTGGTAACGTAAGATACAAAGCAAGAGAAAGATATTCATTTGGAGTATCTGATCCTTTAGGTATCTTTGGATCACCAGGTTCAAGCTAAAACTTTAAGGGGAGCTATGCTCCCCTTTTTTTCGTTCTAGGGAATTTTTTTAATTTGTCTATCAACTGCCCTAGCAGACTTGCCAAGATGATAGATATTTTCTTTTAGGAGAAAAAAATGGCGAATACAACATTTAATGGACCAGTTAGGTCCGAAGGTGGTTTTGAACAAATCACTAAAAATTCAACAACTGGAGCAATTACAACTAATCTAGATGTTGATACAAGTGGTAATATTAGTACAACAGGTACACTAAATAATTTATTTCCTGTTACTAGCGTTACTGATTCAACACTAACTCCAACTACAGCACAGTCTGGAACTATTTTTAGTTTAAATAGGGCTGCTGGTATTACAGTAACTTTACCTGCTGCTGCTGCTGGACTATATTATGAGTTTCACATAGGCACTACATTTACAGGTACTTTTATTTTACAAGGTGCTTCTAGTGCAGATACTTTCCAAGGAATGGTATTTCAGCTTGATAAAGATGAATTAGGAAGCGTAGTAGCTCTTAATGAAGATATCGACACCGCAGGATGGAATGTTCCTGCTGCTGCTGACTATAGATTAACTATGGATGCTGACACTGATGGTCGTTTTATTGGCGGTCATATTAGATGTGTAGCTATTACAGATGCCATATGGCTTCTTAATGGTCATGTCTTTGGTGATGGCACTGTTTCTCATAGTTTTAGCTAGGAGTAAATTATGGCTGATGCAGTAACTTCACAAACCATCATTGATGGTGAAAGAAATTGTGTTATGAAGTTTACCAATGTCAGCGATGGTAGTGGCGAATCCGCAGTAGCCAAAGTAGATGTATCTGCTTTGGCTTCTAATGCAGCAGGTGTAGCCTGTTCAGAAGTTAGAGTTATGCGAGTTAGTCATGCTATCGTAGGTATGTCTGTTCAAATGTTTTTAGATGCTACAAGTAATGTTTTATTAATGGAACTTGCTGAAAGTAGTAATGGACATATGGAGTTTGGAGACTTTGGTGGCTTACCAAATAATGCAGGTAGTGGTAAAACAGGAGATATTTTGTTTACTACTAAAGGTCACTCTTCAGGAGATACCTATTCGATTGTTTTAGAAATGGTTAAAGTTTACGGAGATTAATATGTCAAATTATATTATTTCGGAAAATGGTGATTTTCCTCCACAGTACAATGTACTAGCTAAAGGTGAGGATGGAATTTACAGAGTTGTTTTTGGACCAGACCCTGACTTAGTAGATGCAGAAAGAAAACATAAAGAACTTTCTGAGACTTCTAAAAAAACAGTTAAGAAAGAGTCTATAAAAAAAGAAACTGTTAAAAAAACACCAGCTAAGAAAAAAACTGTAACTAAAAAGAAAACAGTTAAGAAAAAAACCCCCAAGAAGAAATAGTGTTAGATCAGACTCTATTGATGAATGAACTTCGTCAATGGAGTCGCACTGTTTTGGAAAATTCACAAGAAAAATTTAATAATCTACCAGCGTGTCCATACGCAAAAAAAACTTGGGATAATAACAAAGTAAATGTTGTTATAAGTAAATGTGAATTATGGTCAGATTTAATAGATTACATTATAAATTTTGATGATACTTATGATGTAATTATTTATTGTGGTGATAATTATGAAAATATTACCGCAGATGAAGTAGATACAAGAATTAATTTAATTAATGAAGAAGCAAATAAATTAAATTTATATGTAATGGGATCACATCCTGATACTGAAATAGAGTTTGCAACTGAACAAAAAGAGTTTGAAGGTTTATTTGAAGATGATTATTATCAAATATTTATTCAAAGATTAGATATATTAATAAAAGCATCTGATAATATTTTTAAAAAAGGTTATTATAAAAATTATAATAATAAACAATTTAGGTCTCAAATATTAAACAGGAGAAAATTATGCGAGAAATGAAAAAAATGGGTGGTAAAAAAACCAAAATCATGAAAGGTGGTAAAAAAACTAAAGTAGCTAAAAGAGCTATGGGTAAAAAAACTAAAGTCATGAAATCTATGGGTAAAAAAACTGAAATGCGTGGTATGAAAAATGGCATGAAAGTAGAAAACTTTAAAGACATGATGTATAAAAAGTTTGGCGGTAAAACATAAACCAGTAAACTTTTTTTAGTTATATAAATATTTTTTTATGCCAATAAGAAAAAAGGCTAAGATGCCTCCTAGAAATAAGAAAAACTTTAGACCTACTAAGTCTGGTGCTGGTATGACTAAAGCTGGTGTAAAAGCCTATAGGAGATTAAATCCTGGTTCTAAATTAAAAACTGCTGTTACTGGTAAAGTAAAAAAAGGCAGTAAAGCTGCAAAACGCAGAAAATCTTATTGTGCAAGATCACTTGGTCAATTAAAAAGAAGTTCAGCTAAAACAAGAAACGATCCTAATTCTAGAATTAGACAAGCTCGTAGAAGATGGAAATGTTAAATGGTAATGACTAGAGCTAACTTTGCTGTAATGACAAAGAAAGCACCAGCAAGTAAAAAGAAATATGCCAATAAGAAAAAACAAAGACCCAAAAGTAGGAACAGGAAAAAAACCTAAAGGGTCTAGTCGTAGGTTATATACTGATGAAAATCCTAAAGATACTGTCAGTATTAAATATGCAACACCTGCTGATGCTAGAAAAACTGTAGCTAAAGTAAAAAAAATTAACAAACCTTTTGCAAGAAAAATACAAATATTAACTGTAATGGAACAAAGAGCTAAAGTAGCAGGTAAAAATCAACAAGCTAAAATAGCTAAAGCAGGAAAAGAAGCTATTAGGAGAAAACATGGCAACTAGTGGTACAACTACATTTAATTTAGATTTATCAGATATCATGGAAGAAGCCTATGATCTTTGTGGTCTTACTATGCGTTCAGGTTATGATTATAGAACTGCTAAACGTGCTTTAAATTTAATTTTTTTAGAATGGCAAAATAAAGGTTTAAATCTTTGGAAAATAGAACAAGCATCACAAACTCTTACAGCAGGCACTTCTAGTTATGCAGCAGAAACAAGTGCATTAGAAATAGTAGATGCTTTTCTTCGTACAGATTCTGGTGATACAACAAAACAATTTGATCAAACTTTAAATAGAATATCTAGAACACAATATAATCATCAAGCAAAAAAATTAACACAAGCAAAACCAACACAGTTTTATGTAGATAAAGGAACTTCAGGCATTAATATTGTTTTATGGTCAACTCCAGATAGTGCACAAACATATACACTAGTTTATGATTATATTAAAAAAATTGAAGATGCTGGAGACCCTGCAACTAATAACGCTGATGTTCCTGCTAGATATTTACCATGTTTAACTTATGCTTTAGCATATAATATAGCGTGTAAATCTCCAGAGGCTTTACAAAGAATACCTATGATAAAAATGCGTTATGATGAACTTTGGAATGAAGTTAGTGATGCAGATAGAGAAAGAGCTTCAGTAAAATTTGTTCCAGATAGTAGTGTTTATAATAATTACTAATGTACGCAAAAGGAAAAAAAGCACTAGGAATTTGTGATAGATGTGGTTTTACATATAAACTTTCTGAACTTAAATACGAAATAGAAGATAGTATTAGGAATGGATTAAGAGTTTGTTCTAGTTGTTTTGATCCAGATCATCCACAATTTAAAGTTGGTGAATTACAAACTAGTGATCCACAATCTTTATTTAATCCTAGAACAGATACAGGAGAAAAAGAATCAACTACATATTATGGTTTTAATCCAGTAGCAAGTACAGGAATTGTAATGAAGGGAAAAATTGGTAAAGTAACTATAACAACAGGCTAAAATGACATATGCAGAATTAAAAAGTTTAGTACAAAATTATTTACAAAATACAGAAACTACTTTTGTTTCTGATTTGCCTAAACTAATTGAACAAGCAGAAGAAAGAATATTAAAAACTGTTAATCTTCCTGTATTTAGAAAAAATGTTAGTGGTACATTATCAACAGGAAATCAATATCTTTCTACTCCTTCAGATTTTTTAGATAATTTTTCTTTATCATTTACAAATTCTAATGAACAAACATTTTTATTATATAAAGATGTAAATTTTATTAGAGAAGCATATCCAAATGCATCTACTACAGGATTACCTAAACACTATGCTTTATTTGATGATACAACATTTATAGTTGGTCCAACACCTAATGATAATTTTGTTGTTGAATTACATTATTTTTATAGACCAGCATCAATAACAGCAGGAGAAGATAGTGGTACAACTTGGTTATCAACTAATGCTATGGGTGCTTTACTCTATGGAACTTTACTAGAATCTTATGTATATATGAAAGGTGAACCAGATTTGATGACACAATATGAAAGAAGATTTTTAGAAGCATTAGCTAGATTAAAAAATTTAGCAGAAGGAGATAATACTGTTGACACATATAGAGATGATGTTGTCAGAGTTCAAAGGACATAATGTTTACTGTAGATGTAGAATCAACAATAGGTGATGTAGTTGTAGAAACTACACAAAATAAAGGTTTAAGTCCTGAATATTGGACTGAAAGAATAGTAAATAAAATTGTTAGTGTTAGTGATAATGCTGATCCAATGGTTCAAGCACAAGCTAAAGCATTTAAAGATGCTATACATACAATTGTTTTATTATATTTAAAACAAGCTATAGCAAGTGATAGAGCTACTGTAGCAGGTTTATTAGACAAACAAGGTCATAAAGATATGGCTGATATTATTAGGAGACTTTAATGGCAATTTCACAAGCTATGTGCACATCATTTAAAAAAGAACTTTTAGAAGGTGTGCATAATTTTAAAAATTCAGGTGGTAATACATTTAATCTAGCACTCTATACTAGCAGTGCTTCTTTAAGTGCATCTACAACTGCATACACAACATCAAATGAAGCATCAGGTACTAACTATACTGCTAAAGGTGCATCATTAACCAGAGTTGATCCTACAACATCAGGCACAACTGCATTTACTGATTTTGCAGATTTAACATTTTCTAATGCTACTGTAACTGCAAATGGATGTTTAATATTTAATGATTCAGCTTCAGGTGATCCAGCAGTATGTGTTTTAGCTCC